GCCAATCGCGCCGAAACGGTTATGGGTGTTCCCGAATACAATATCCGCTCCGATGATGCTGCGCGGAGCGGCGAAATTAACCGCATTGATAAGCCCGCTTCCTGGACTGCCGCCATTCGCGCCAGACCCGCTCGTATGCATGTGAGCAAGGTACGCAATCGTCGGCGGGCTGCCGACGATGGACGGAGGCACATAGGGCACGCAGACATATGCCATGGAGCGCTCAGACGTCCGGCCGTTGTCTACGCTGTAGACCAGGAACCAGTAGGCCCCGGCGATGACGCGCCATGTGTCGTTTCGCTGGAGGAGATATGCGCCGTTGGCCGTCGACTCCTCGCTGATAGGCGCGCGGTACTGGATTCGGCACGTGCCGTTGCCGCCATCGTCCCGAATCCGCACCGTGACCCGCCAGCCATTCGGGTGCGACGCCGCGCTTTGCGCGATCCAGTCTCCGCTTGAGCCGCTTACGGTCCAGCCGGCGCTCGTCAGGGCATTGGCAAGCGCGTCGGCGATATCGGTGGGCGACGAGGCGATGAATGTGGTCGAGTAGACTGCAACGCCGGAGTATGTCTGCGAGTAGATCATGGCATCATCCCAGCACGATATCCACTGCGCCGTCTTTGGCGGCGGCGCTCGCCTGCATCACCGTGACGCTCAGCAGATCTCCCGGCACGATGACGAGAGGGTTTTCGACGAAGCCGGCGGTCACGCGCACCGGGCCGTTCTGGCCTGCCTGGAGCTTGGGCCGCGCGCCGGAATTGGCGAACACGCTGGCTGTGTTGAGGATTACGTCCACATCGACGATGCTCGTCGGAGCGGTGCGGAAGTACAGGCTGATCTCCCGCAAGATGCCGCCGATCTTGACGACCTTCCTCGGCGGCTTTGCGCCGATGGTGAGGCCCGGGTTGGCAATGCCCTCGATCGTGCCGGCGAGAACAAACGTGATGACTTCACGGTTGGACGCCGGAGTGGCATGGAAGCCGCCGGCGTCTCTCGCAAGCAGTTTTTCCAAATAAGCCGCTGGATCGGCGCCCGCGCTCATTTCCTGCTCGTGCGATGCGGACAGATTAAGGGAATAGACGAACTCTCTGCTGTCTGCGCGCTCGCGGGCGCTGCATGACTGGACCACGTAATGGCCGTTGATGCCGAGCTGCGGCAATTGCACCTGTACGCGCATTCCTGGCCGCCAGTGGCCGGTGTCCGTATCGCAGGCCAGTTCCGCCCCTGGCGTCGCCCTTGATGCCAGCACGCTCGCCGCGTAGTCTTCCAGCGCTTTCTGCGATCTGGCCTCGTTGTACTCGACCACGGCTTCCCACAGACCGTAGGCAGCGATGGAAGCTGGATCTTCAGCAACGGCCAGATAGGGCACGGGAGTGTCATAGGTGATCTTGATCTCATCCGTTGGGCCGAGCGGCGGCTTGTCCGGATTGTGCAGAAGCGCCGCGAAGCCGCGCATCCAGATGAAGTCCACCCAGGACGGAATCGGCGGGATGGCGAATGCGCTCTCGATGACGCCGGCCGGCGAGCCGTTGATCTTCACCACAGGTTCGCTCATCACTTGGTATGACGTCTGGAAATTGCGGTTGGAGCCGTCGCCATAGCGCGTGTCCGTCCATGACGTCGTCTGCCCGTAATTGGCGCTCTTGGCATAGATCCGGTTGGCGAGGCGCGTGAAGTTGGAGCGCCTTTCCGCGCCGATGAAGATGTGGTCCCCGGTCAGAGGGTTGACTGGAGGAGGGGCGAATTGGCTCGGCTGCTTTGCGAAGCGCAGCACGTTGGCCTGGTCGATGTACCACATCGTTCCGCTCGCCTCGCCGAGCTTGTCGAACGCCTCGCGCAGCGTGATTCCTGGCAGCACGATCATCCCAACCGTCGCATCCTCGCTGCCGGCCCTGTCGAATGTGATGCCGGAGCCGGCGAGATAATCGCCGTGCAGCCGCTCCACGGCGTCCAGCAGGCTGCCGCTCACGATGGGGTTCACGATGCGGTTGACCACCCGCTTGTCGAGGATGGATTGATCGGCCGCGATCGAGACTACGTGCCTGACTCCTGCGGCCAAAGTGAGCCACCTGGAAGTGATGTCATCGATGACTCCGTCAAGCAGCAGCGCCGGAGGCGATGGCTCATCGTCCCAGATGTCAACATCCTGCCCGGGGGATGGAGCCCATGAGTTGTCTGTGATGACGAAGTCCACCGAACCGCGTGGCTTGCTGCCAGGCGACAGATCGATCGACAACGACCCGGCCGCCACATAGGCCGTCCTGTTCTGGCCCGCGACCATGACACGAATCATCACGGCGTCACCCCCGCGCCCTCCATGTAGCGCATCACGGCGCGCGCGATTTCGCGCCCGTCGACTGCGACCACGATGTCCTGCTCGCGCGCGGCGAGCGCCGCTTGGCGGATGTCCATGATCGCCGCATGGATGGGCTCCATGTGGTTGATGAGGAGGTGGTCGATCTGGCCGGTCAGCTTCCCGATCCCGAACTGGCTCATGTTGTCGAGAGAGCCGAGAAGATCCCGCGCCGTCTGGAGCATGGGCTGCATAACGTCGGCGATCAGGTAGTCCATCTGCCCGGTGAGCTTGCCGATGCCCTCGGTGCTCATCTCGATGATGAGCTCGCGGACCTTGTAGAAGTGGTCGCTCAGCCCCCAGAGCAGATCGATCACTCCCTGACTGCCGATAAGCGCGACGGCGGTGTAACGCGTGTTCTCTTCAACCTTGCCCATGTCCCCGGAGAGCATCTTGGCCCCGATGATCGATCCGATCATCGAGAGCCCTCCGGCAACAGCGCCTCCAATGAGGCTCGCCCCGAGGGCGCCGGCAAGGATCCCTCCGCCTGCCGCAGCGCCTCCGGCGGCCGCGCCTCCGGCCGCGGAGCCTCCCGCCGCCGCTCCCCCGGCGGCTGCTCCGGCGGCCGCGCCTCCTCCGCTGAACAATCCGGCGATCGCCGCGCCGGCCGCTTTGACAGCGCCCATCAGCCCGGTCTCGGAAATGAGCCAGGATATCAGCTTTTTGATGCCGCGTTCGATCAGGTCTCCGAGCGCATCCATCCATGGCTCGACGAGCTTGCTGACAATGCCGCGCCCGAGCTCCTTGAGCGCGTCCATGACGCTGCCGCTCTCGATCCCAATCAGCATTCCCACCATTTTCTGGGTGGTGTTGCTGATCGCAGTGGAGACATCATCGAGAGCTTTTCGGTATTCTTTGGCGAACTCAGGGGCTTCCGTTTTCAGTGCGCGGATGCGCTTGTCGATTTCGTCGTTGACCTTGCCTGTGAGCGCCTCCTGCTCTCTCCGCACGGCCTCCAGATAGGCCAGCTCCGCTTTTTTCAGCTCCTCCGCGGTGGCGATTCCTGAGTCCTTGATGGTCTTGTACGCCTCTTCGGCCAGCCTGCGTTTCTCGGAGAAGACATTGGCGCTGGTGATGCCGAGATCCTTGAACGCCTTTTCCAGGTCCCCGGCGCGAGTCTTGTTTGCCGACAATTCCGAAGCCAGTTGCGGCCAAGGCGCGGAGCGGATCTGCGATGAAAGGTCGCCGAAGCTCTGCGTGACGGCATCCAGCGTCTTGTCGAACTCCTGCGCCATCCTGTCCATGTCGGACGTCGCGGTGCGGCCCTCCATGAGCCTGGCCTTGTACTGGACGATGAACTCCTCGGCGCGCTTGTACTTGTCGCCAACATCCTTCAATGTCAGGATTAAAGCCTTGGTGGTTGTATCCTTCATGAAGGCCTCGGAGCGCGCCTTGGCTGTCGTATCGCGCCATTTGTCGAGAGCCTTTTCCCATTCACGCTGCGCTTTGGCGGCGTCTTTGGCGGATTCTTTCAGCTTGATCGTTGCATCGGTTGCTTTCTTCGTCTCCTCGGGGGCCTTGGACATGGATTTGACCATGTCCTGGAGTTTTTTGGCATAGTCTTCGAGGCTCAGCGATCCGCGCTCGACCTGGATGCCTTTTTCCTTCAGCCTCTCCTCGAGTTTTTTGACTGCGAATTCGAGATTTTCGTTCGCCTTGGCAACCTGCTTTTGGGCTCCAGTCAGGTGCGACAGCGCTGTGCCGAGGCCTGTGACCTTGTCAATCACATCGCCGATCGCGTCTCCAAGCGCTCTTACGGCCGGCACGTTCTCGTAAAGCCATTCGCCCAGTTTCCAGCCGACAAAGGCTGCTGCGGCCAGCATCGCCGCCTGCCCGAGGCGCAGCAGCATGGCCTCGCCGGCGGTCAGCGCGCCGACCATGTTCGTCTGCAGTGCGAATACGATGTTGCTGACAGCCGTTCCAAATGTTGCGAAGACGCCAATTGCGGCGGTTTTTGCGGCAGTGAGCAGCCCGAGCGCCCCGACAACAGTAGGCAGCGCGGCTGCAAGCGATCCGATGGCGATCAGCACCGGGCCAAGCGCAGCAGCGAAGAGCCCTGCATAGATGATGACGTCCTGCACCGGGCGCGGAAGTTCAGCGAAGGCGCGCGCGAGGTCGCCGATTGCCTGAAGAACGGGCCGCATGGCCTCCAGCACGCTCTTCGCGAACGGAATCAGGGCAGCGCCTACGTCCTGAAGCGCGAACGTCACCTGGTCCTTGAAGTTCGACCACTGCCCCAGCAGCGTTTCTGATTGCTGCTTCATCATGCCGCCGAACCGCTCGTTCATTCCCGCAAGGATCGCCGGCACGGCCTCCGAGGCCTCGACGGCCCGCTTTTTGACCAGATCCATCGCTTCGGGAATGCTGACACCGATCGCCTCCGCGAGGATCTGCCATGCCGGAATACCGGCCTCGGCGAGTTGCTTCATCTCCTCGGCGGTCACGGTCCCTTTGGCCTGCATTTGCCCGAGAGCAAGAATGATCCTGTCGAGCAGCTCTGCGCTTCCACCCAAAGCCGCAACCGCATCGCCGACAGTGCGTAATGTAGGCACGATCTGCTCGGCCGAGAAACCGAGCGCCATCATGCGTTTGGTGGCCTCGACCAGTTCCGGGAATTCGAACGGCGTTGTTGCGGCGAACTCCTTCAGCCTCTCGAGCATTTCGGCAGCCTTTTCGGCGCCGCCCAGAAGAGTGCCGAATGCGATCCTGGCCTGCTCCAACTGGCCGGCTGTCGTGATAGCCGCGGCTCCCAGGCCGACCAGCGGAGTCGTGACGGTTGCCGACAGGATCCCGCCGGCGGCCATCATGTTTTTCCCGAGATCTGACATTTTCTCGGAGAAGTTTCGCGTCGTTTCGGCCGTGTCGGACAGTTTGCGCGCAGTCTGGTCGATGCCATCGCGCACGCGCTGCATTCCGGCAGTGAAATTTTCTGTGTCCGCCGCAACGCGGACAACCATGTTGCCGATGTTGTCGCTCATTGGCTATTCCGCTTCAGGGCTGCGACGATATGCTCTGTCATGCGGCGCAGGAAGATATACCTCCCGGCCAGGACGGCCTTGCGCGCCCATGGGCGCCGCCTGATGTTCTTCGTGCCGAACTCGAACATGCGCGCCAGGCTCATGCCTACAAGCTGGCCGGCCTGGACACGCCCTGCTGCGACTGCCCGCTTCTGGCCTCGCTTCCCCTTGAGCCTGATGCGGCTGTATGGCGCGCGCGCCCTCCACTCCCGGTAGTTCGACGCCCATGGCCGGGAGAGGCCGCGCAGCCGGACGCCGGCGAGCTGCGCCGCGAGATTCGGCTTGCGCCGGTAGCGCCCGGTCGTTGCAAACACATCGCGCCGGATGTCCGATGCCGGCGCTTCGCTCCTGTATCTGGCGGCGATTTCGCGCGCCGCCTCTTCTACTGCAGCCTGCATCAATCGCTCGTCCGGCTGGAGGGAGCGCAGGATGGCATTCACATTCTGCCTGAGCTGCTTGATGTTTTTCTCATCGAGCATCATCTGGATTTGCACGTCGCAATCGCCTCCAGGGTCAGAAGAATCTCCTGATCGCTCATCGCTCGCCTTTTGCGCCTTCCAAAAAAGTCGAGAGGCTGCACGGCCCTCCCGCGCTTCCTGCCTGGGGCGGCATTGTATACCGCCGCGGCCGCCAGGCCTGCGCGGTAATTCTCCATGCGCTCCCGATCCTCCAGGGCTTCGGCCATTGCATGAAATTCCGGCAGGCTCAAGCTCCAGAATTCGCGGATGCCCAGCCCGAGCCATATGCGCGCGAACGCGAGCAGCCTCGGCCAGTCTATTGCGCCTGAGCCTGAGCCGGGAAAGGGCGCTGCGAATTGACGCCCAGCAGCTGCTGCGCAATCGCGGCGATCTCTTCGAGAGATGCCGGCAGGAGCTCCGCGAACTCATCCTCGCTCATGCTCTCGCGCAAGTCTCGGGGCAGGGCCTCGTACATCAGGCCCACGACAGCGATCTCGCCATGCTGCTCCCAAAGCTGCTGGATGGATTTCGCCTGCATCCGCTGCAGCAGGCGGCGCAGGCCAGCCATCGTCAGGCGCAGCGCCGCCCCCCTGCCATCCAGGAGAGTGACTGTCACAGGGTCCGTAGCGTGCACGTCAGCCTCCTAGCTGATCTGCGATGCGCCCGGAGCATACATCGCAAAGTCGGTGCCATCGAACCGCACAGTGATCTCGATGGTCTGCTGGTCGTCGATCGGGGTTTCGAGAACCCAGTTTTTGACCCAGCCCTGGAACTCGAAACCGACCCACGATGTCTTTTCCCGGTTTTCCGGGGCCTCGATCCGCCACCACACCGTCGTTCCGGCAAGCTGCAACTGGCGAAGCTGCCGGTGCACGCTGTTGCTGGCCAGATCCGCCTGGACGCGGAGCGTCATTTCTCCGACGTCGATCAGGCCGCGAATGTTCCGGCGATACGGCAGCGAGCCATGCACTGTCGTCTCCACCTCATCCGGCTCAAAGCCCGGAAAGCCGAGCTCGAGCAGTTGCGGAACTTGCGTCCATGTCGTTGGCGACGTCGAAGAGAACGCCACCTTGGTTCCAAATCCGAGAACACCACCCTGTGCCATTTGCCCTCCTGATTACGGCGCGAGCCAGACCCGCGCCTCGATGGTGATTTGATAGAGCCGGGTCTCCGGCTCGTAGGACCGCGTGGAGCCTTCGATGATCGCAATGGCGCCGCTGCCAATCGACGCCAAAGCGGATCTCGCGGCCTCCGCGGCCTGGTTTGCCAAGGATAATGCCCTGGCAAAAACCGATACTGAGTAGTCAAAGCCGCGCAACGACGCATACCCTCCGCCCAGGTAAGCCTGCGACCTCTCGCGCGAGGGCCCGTGAATGAGGTATGGGTCGTCAAGCTGCACATGATCGCCGGCGATGCGGATTCGGGCGGCCGGGATCAGCGCAGTGAGAGCGCCGCTCGCAGCCAGCGCAGTTTGCACTGCCTGCTCAACCGTCATGCGCGTACTCCGTTACAAACACGTCCAGAAACGCTCTGTCGCCATAGGGATCGGCTGCGCCGATGATGTCGTATGGGACGCCATCGACGACGGCCCTGTCCGCGATGCCGACCCCGCTGAGAAAGTGTGTGCGCAGGACACGCCGCGAGGACGGCCATGACTGTTCGGCTGCAATGAATTCCCGCGCCGTCGCAGTCCTGACGGAGCACCAGGCGATGGCATATGTCGCCCATGTTCGCTGCAGCTCTCCGTTTGGAAGCACCGATTCAACGCGCCGCTGAAACTCCACGCGCGTCGTGAATTCCCCGGGGTCGAGGCCCCGCTGTCTGATCTCAGGAAGCCGTGCCATATGGGTCGCCTCCGAGCCTCAGGAGCGCAGCCAGGCTGTGCGGCAGCTCGACGGCGCCCCGCTGCGAGTTGGCCTCGATCACCGGGACGCGCGCTTGCCACCAGAGGGCTATGAGTTGCAGGATGCCGGCGCGCACCGCATCGGTGATTTGCGCAGCGCCTGTCGAATATTCGATTGCGGCCCGCGAATGGGCCGACAGAAATCTGATCTGAGCGTTGTCCCCATCGAATTGGTAATCGGATGCCCCCAGGGGCGTTTCCGTCAGATCCTCGGCGATCGCCGAGACCGAGTGCACCGCAGCTACGGGCGTTCTGAGCCTGAATGAGCCGGCGGCAGGCTCCACGACCAACCTGTACCGGCGAGGAATGAGATCGCGGCCCTGGTATTTCTCGGCAACAAAAGTCGCTGATGCGATCATCGCCTGGATCTGCGCCGCAAGCCCGTCCGGCGGAGACAGATCCGGCAGACGCAGAAATTGCCTGACCTCCTGCTCCGTGACCGGAGAATGAAGCGCCGGGGGAGAAGTCGCGAGCTCGATCAGGCGGCAGGCCGCCATGGGCGCACCTCCAAAGGGCCGGCGTGGACGAACCGGCTTTGCGGCGGGAACAGGTCGCCGATCACCGTGTGTCTGTAGCAGTCCTCGAATTGATTGCCGGGGTCTCGCGAGTTGTACCACTCATATTTGCGGATCCGGTCGGCTCGGTGCATGTAGCCGTAGTGCAACAACCTGGCCTCTGTCCGCATCGATCGGTTTGCAATCCGGGCCGGAGCGTTCGAGCAATGGAATCCGCTGCCGTTTGCCGCCAGGCCTATGAATCCGTCGAATTCCCGCCCTTCGGCGATCCAGGCCGACGGCCTCCAGAACCTGCCATAGACTCCGTCCATGCGCACATGATTTTCGTCGTCCCACAAGTAAAGGATTCGAAGCGCCGCGCAAGGCCAGCGATCCAGCGCATCGTGGATGCGCGCCTCGTCGCCCTCTACGAGCTCCTCGTCTCCATCAATCATGAGCACCCGCTCTCCCGCGCGGAGCCAGCCGCGGTCGTAGCACTGGGCGACCAGCCACGACTTGTCCCGTGCTTCATCGAGCGTCGTGAATGGCGACGGCAACACGTCGGCCTTCAGGCTGTGGGCGATCTCGACAGTTGCGTCCGTCGATTCGTCATCCATGACGACGACGCGCTCGCAGCAGCGCTGGAGGCTTGCGATGGCGCGCGAGATCCAGCGCTCTTCATTCTTCACCCGCATGAGGCCGATCATTCGAGATTCCCCCATTTGGCCCGATAGATCTCAGCGTTGGCCCAGATATTCCCGCCGGCGCGCGGATCGCCGCGGAACGTGGATGGCAGAATATGGTGCTCGACCACGCAGCGGTCGTCGATCCAGATCTCCCATCCAGCCTGGCGCGCCCGGCGGCAGTAATCGTTGTCGTCCCATCCGTAGCCGGCGAATCGCTCATCGAGCAGGCCGATCTGCTCGATCATGCCCCGATGGAACAGCGCGGCCGTAAAACAGACCATGCGCGGCTCCGGCCTCCAGCCTCCGGAGCCATGCGGCCACTGGTTTCTGTTGCCCGTGTTGGTGCACGACGGAGCGGCGATGCCGCATTTCATCGGCCATTCCGAGATCATCAACGAGAGTCCGCCCGGCGTGCGGATCAGTGCATCGTCGTTCCAGACGCCAATCCACTGTTCGCCTGATTCGAGCGCCGCCCGCATGCCGATGTTCACATTGCGCGGAAAACAGAAAGGTTTGATGCCATTCAGGTAGCTCGCGCCGGCCGGCCGATCCGCGAGCCCGTCATCGACGACAAACAGCTTGGCGTGAGGCTCGCAGATCCGCAATGCCGCCATGCATTGCCGGAGGTTTTCCGCAGTCTTCGACGGGATAATGATCGTCATTTGACCGCCTGAAGGGCGATGAACAGCTTCGTCACCTTGTCAGCGAGCAGCTCCTCGCGCTCGGAGGCGACGCGGAAGCGCGCGCGGACTCCGTAAGCTTCCCCGAACCGTTCTCGATGCGGATCGCCATGGGTGAAGTAAAAAAAGCTGTTGCGGTTCCAGTAGCTGACATGCGTGGGGTCTTGCCATGCGCCGCGCCCGTCCGTGGTGGGCACCTCAATGCGGATCAGGCCGCCGGGCTTCAGGACGCGCCACGCCTCGTTCATCGTGTGCGTCTTGTCTGGCAGGTGCTCGATGATATCGAATGCGAAAATTTCGTCTACGGAGGAGTCTCGCCAAGGCCACTGTTGCCTCAGATCGCAGATCAGATCCGCCGGCGGACAGATGTCGACGTTGATGCAATCAGGCAAGTGCCTGTCGCAGCAGCCAAGATTCAGCTTCATGAAGATATCCCCCGGGCAAATCCGACCTTTCGCGCCGGCGCCAGCACGAGGCCTCGCGGTTGCGCCCGCTCGTGTTCTTTCCATGATCGCGAGCAACGAAATCGGCCCGAAGGGGAACGAGCAGCGCGCTCCCAGAGGCGCAGGCCCTGCGGATGATCGCGTTGTCCTCGCCGATCTGCAATGCAGGGAATGGATTGCCGCGCCAGAACTCGCTCCGGTAAACGAGCGTGGAGCCGACGCCGCATGCCGGGCCGCCTTGATAGATCCATGCATGACGGCCATCGTCGAACCAGGCGCTTTGGCGCGCAGCGAGGCTCGCGCCGTAGGCATCAGAAATCGCCTGCTCCAGGTAGTTGTCCGCTCGCCAGTCGTCATCGTCCCAATGCGCGATCCATTCCGAGCGCGCCAGCTCGCACATGCAATTCCGTTTCGCGCCCAGCGGCCGAATGTCGCACTCAAGATCAATCACGTGGATCCGCTCGTCACCTGCCAGCCCGATGCCTGCCGCGCCCGGGCCTGCGATCATGAGCACCGCGCGCTCCGAGCGGTGAAACGTTTGCCGCAGGAATTGTTTCACCGCCAGCGCCGCCCATTTCTCCCGGCCCGGCATCGTCGGCATGATGCACGTCAGGAAAGGCGGCGGGCGCCGGGTGGGCGCCCGCCATTGCCTCCGCGATGATGGTGCGATGCTCGACCGCCATGCCGCACGCGATCAGATGTGCGGCCTCGTCGTCTGGCAGCGCGATCATGTCTCCGGCAGACACCCGGCCGCGCGAAGTGATGCACGGGTGCTGCATGGCTACGTGGACCATGGTTACGCCGGCGAAGCCGTGAGGTTGCCCTTGATGAACGCGCCAGGCCGCATCACGACAAGCGCGGCGCGCAATTCGGCGCGAATGGCCACCATGTTGCGCGTGAAGTAGTCGCTGTGCTCGGTGCTGATTTCGACCGTGGCATCCTGGCGCATGCGGATGACCGCGGCCGCAGGCGAAGACGTTCCGACGAGGAACGTTCCGGCTGCCATGGCGTTGGTTGGCACGACCGTCAGGCCCCAGATCTGCGCCGGGCCGTTGTTGGCCGGCTCCGGCAGCAGGTAGCGGCCGTTTTCGTCCTTGGCCAGCCTGATCGACCAGTAGTCGGCGGGATTCAGCGCGACGAAGTCCGGCTGGATCTGGTTGGCCGACGCAAGCTGCTGGATGGCCCGAGCCAGCACGTCGATGCGGTTCCACGAGGTGCCGAGAAGAGCCGTGTTGAAGGCCGTGGCCTGCGTATACAGGCCGTTCAGGTTCTGGCCAGAGCCGCTGCCCAGCAGCAACTGGTCCTCGAATTCCTCTTCCAGCGCATAGGTAAGCGAGCTGCGCAGGAATCCCTCCAGCCCCTCGAAGTCGTCCAGGATCTGTTTGGTCGCCGGGATCCAGGTGGCGATGGTGCGGACAGGGACGCTCTGCAGCTCAAAGGTGATTTCGTTCTCGGCCTTCGGCTGGGTTTCGGTTTGGGGCGAAACCACCTTCGCATGGTTCAGCACGCGGACAAATTCCACCGCGTTCGACTGGACCGGGACGCTCGACAGGAGGTTCCTGATGCGCAGGACGCTCCGCGGCTCCGGGATGATGCCGGGGACGCGCTCCGGCTGGACGCTGATGGACGAGCTGGTCACCGTGGTGCGCAACAGCAGGTCCGAAGGCGCGATTCGCAGCACGGCCGCTCCGCGCCGGTCGCGCATGAGCGTCTGGAGCGAGACATTGTCTTTCATCTCGCGCGCCAGCGCGCTTTCGAACGCGGCCCCGGGCGCTGTTTTCTGGATTTTGGCGTCGATCGCGTCAACCTGTTCCCGCATTTCGCGCTGTTCTTTGCGGATCTCCGCGAGCTGGGCTGACATCGCGTCGAATTCCTTGGCTGTTTTCTCGCTGACTTCCCCGACTTTGCGGAGCTCGTCTTTCATCTGGACGGTGATCGCGTCCAGGTTCTTCTGGATTTGTTCGAGCAATTCCATCTATTTCACCCTCCACTTTCTGAATTCCGTGTCAATCAGCAGCGCAATCAGCGCCTGCGTTTCCTCCGAGCGGACGTCGTCCGGCTCTGTTTTCCCCTCCGCAGCAGGATCCGTGCTGTCCGCGGCGGCCTCCTCTGCGTCCATCTCCGCTTGCCGGACAGCATCCACCACCGCCTGCGGGTTCGCAGGGAACGCGGTAAGCGAGACCTCGACAAGCTCGATCTCCGTGAATTTCCGGCCTCCTTTGTCCAGAGGCTCCCATTTGCGCGGAAAAAAACCGATGCTCATGCCGCGGACCGCGCCCATTTTCAACAGGGCGTGCGCCTCTCTTGCGCGCTGGACGTCCAGCGCCAGCCTGCCCTGCACAAAGAGCCCGCGCTCGTCATCCTTGATGTCTGCGATTCCGATGGGCTCCCGCGGATCATGGCCCCAGAGAAGCGGCCGCTGCGGCGAATCGCCGAGGGTTTTGGCGAATGCGCCTGGCTCGATTACGTCCCCGTATTTGTCCACGTTGCGGTAGGTGCTGCCGTAGCCCTCGAAGACGCCTCCGTCCTCGACGTTTTTCAGCCGGAACTTCGCCGCCT